CTAACAACAAGCACGAACGCACAGGAATTGAAATTCATTCCAAGACAATACGTTGCTGATTCTATTGTATTAACAGACGAACAAGCAAACACAAGTTCAACCATAGCTGCAACCTTTACGAAAGACGGGTACTATTTAAAGGCAGATATTTCTTTTACCTTAGTAGAAGATAGGTTTTACACTTTTAACGCTTTAAATGGCTCTAAAACGGTTTACAAGGGCAGAATCTTTTGCACCGACCAAACGGTAAGTGATTATAGCATCAATAAGAATGTTTACACAGAAAACGAAAGTACAAACGAATACATAGTTTACAATGAGTAGAAGAAACAACAAATCAGAAATAGAGGTTGTATCTCTTTCCAAATACACAACTCCCGTTGTTGAAGAAGTAAAAAACAAAGAATGGGTAATGTACGGAGAAGACAACAACTATTTTCAATGGTTAATCGACAGAAGTACGAAATCAACAACCAACGGGGGAATCATTAACTCAATGGTCAGAATGATTTACGGAAAAGGATTGGATGCTACGGATTCAAACAGAAAACCCGAACAGTATGCACAAATGAAAACTATCTTTTCAAAAGACGCTTTGCGTGGTGTTATAATGGACAGAAAACTTTTGGGAATGGGTGCTTTTCAAATCAACTACAAAGGCGGACAAGTAAACAAGGCTCTACACTTCCCTATGAATACTCTACGTGCTGAAAAGTGCAATGACGATGGAGAGATTGAAGCGTGGTACTACCACCCAAATTGGGCAGAGGCGAAACCTTCCGATGAGCCTTTACGCATTCCTGCTTTTGGTTTTGGTAACGGAAAAGAAAACGAAATATATGTAGTCAAACCATACGTTGCGGGATATTCTTATTATCCTCCCGTAGATTATCAAGGTGCTTTGCCTTATGCAGTACTTGAAGAAGAAATTGCAGACTACTTAATCAACGACACTTTGAACGGTTTTAGTGGTACTAAGGTTATCAACTTTAACAACGGAGTTCCCGACGAAGAAAAGCGCAGAGAGATTAAGCGCGATGTGATGAACAAACTCACAGGCGCAAGAGGGGAAAAAGTTATCGTTGCATTTAACAACAACAAAGAGGGTGCAACAACGGTCGAAGATTTGCCTTTGAATGACGCGCCACAACATTACGAATACCTTTCAAGAGAATGTCAAGAAAAATTGATTGTAGGGCATAAAGTTACTTCCCCAATGCTTTTGGGAATAAGAACGGGAAACAACGGACTTGGAAACAATGCCGACGAAATCAAAACCGCATCTTTACTCTACGACAATTTAGTTATCAGAACATTCCAAGAAGAATTGCTTGATGTTATTGACGAGATACTTGCAGTAAACGAAATTTCCTTAAACACCTATTTTAAGACTATACAACCGCTTGAATTCACAGAAGTGGACAATGTACTTGACGAAGAAACAAAAGAGGAGGAAACAGGTGTTAAAATGAGTACTGACGACCTTTTAGCTGACTTAGGAGAAGAAGAAAACTTGGATGAATGGGAATTGATTGATGAAATGGAAGTGGACTATGATGCAGAGGAACAACTTGATGCAGAAATCAACGCTTTAAACAACCCTAAAAAATCACTATTATCTAAGATTTACAATTTTGTAAGCACAGGAACTGCAAGACCAAATGCAAAGAGCAGTCAAGATAAAGAAATTAGAGACGTTAAATACAAAGTTCGCTATTCTTACGGGCCACAGAGAGTAAGCGCAAACAGTAGAGACTTTTGCAAGAAAATGGTATCTGCTAATAAGATTTACAGAAAGGAAGACATTGCACAAATGAGTCAAAGAGTTGTAAATGCAGGATGGGGTCCTAATGGTGCTGACACTTACGACGTTTTTAAATACAAAGGCGGAGGAGATTGTCATCACAAGTGGATGAGAAGAACGTACAGAAGCAAACAAAGCATTGACGTTAAGAATCCAAACGCACCAACAGTATCAACGAACAAGGCAGAGAAAGAAGGTTACAGAGTAAGAAACCCAAAAGAGGTTGCAATGAAGCCGAAGGATATGCCTTACAATGGCTTTTTACCAACAAATAAAAGATTCAAATAATGGCAGAGGTTTTACTAATTACGACAACAGACATAAAAAGAAATAGCGTTGTATCGGGTTCGGTAGACGTTGATAAATTTATTCAATACTTAAAGATTGCTCAAGACATACACATCCAACAATATTTGGGTACTGATTTACTTGTAGCTATTCAAGGCAAGATTGAAGACGGCACAATTAACGATGTAGAGAATGCAAACTACAAAAACCTATTGATAAAATACGTAAAGCCTATGCTTGTATATTGGGCATTGGTTGAATACTATCCTTTTGCCGCTTACACAGTTGCAAACGGAGGGGTTTACAAACACACGTCTGAAACAAGCGAAACGGTAAACAAAGACGAAGTTGATTTCTTAATTGAAAAAGCAAGAGCAACTGCACAGAATTACACACGTAGATTCATTGATTACATCTGCAATAACACAACTTTATTCCCCGAATATTTAAGCAACTCAAACGAGGATGTTTCTCCAAGTGGAGACGGTAATTTTGGCGGATGGGTGTTGTAAAAAACTATGGCAGAAAAAAGAGGTAAATATAAACAGAAACAAAAAAACGTTGAACGTTTAAAATTGTTTTTAAAAAAAGTACAAGATGGCAAACTCAATAAATTGGGGAAAAATATACGAAAGCACTAATTGGGGTGTTGGGGTTACAAGTAATACTATAAATTGGGGAAAGTCTTATGCTGACATTGCAGAAACTTCAGTAGTTCCTTCTTTGTTATCTATACTTGAGGCACGTTCTACATATTACGAGAATGAAGCAGCAACGACTACCTTGCTTACTAACCTTGAAAACATTGACTTATAATGGCAAACTTATTAGAAAAAGCGAGTATCGTATTAACACCGACAGGGTATGGCGAAGATGTTATTCACAACGTAAAGCCGAGTGAATCTCCTTTTGGAGATATGGGTCTTATTAAAAACGGAACTTCTACGAGAATAAATGCAGAAGGACTTGTTGAAACAGTATCTGCTCATACTCCAAGAATAGATTACTCAAAAGGCGAGGGTGCTATTTTAGTGGAACTTGTAGGTACTAATCAACTTAGATATAGCGAAGACCTTACTCAAACTTCGGTTTGGGGAGGTGCAGGAGAGTTCACGAGTTCTGTTAGTATGGTAGACCCTACTGGGAGTACAAGTTCGGTGTCTAACATATATAGATATAGTTCAGCCTCAAATGCGGGTAGATTTCAAGCAGCAGCATCGGCTTCAACAGGTCAAGGTGTAGGTCTTTCGGCTTGGGTTTATAATCCCGATGGTGGAACTCAACAGGTATGGATTGGATATGGCGACGCAGGGAGTGGCAACGGAAGTTTCCATAGCGTTACAAATTCTTGGAAAAGAATCACACACATAACAACAGGAGGTGTACAACCTTCTGAATTTCATATAGCACCTGCTGCATCTTCTAATCTTAGGGTTTGGGGTTGTCAATTTGAAAAAGATAGTGGACTTGGTAAAGATGGAAAAGTTTCAAGCTATATGCCATCAACAAGTGGTACAGGAACAAGGTCAAGAGATAACTATGCTAACGGAGGAGATGCTGCACTAATTGGACAAACAGAAGGTGTTTTTTACTTTGAAGGTGCTTCTCTATATGATGCAATCGCAGGTAGAGGGATGGCATTGTCAGATGGTACTGCTGCGAATAGAGTTGTTATTTATTTTGATTTTTCATCTCAAAAACTAAGAGGAACTATAAGAGATGGAGGAGGTGCGAATATCGCTATCACAGGAAATGTAACAGACCAAACTGCATTTAATAAAGTAGCATTCAAATACAAGTCAGGAGATTCAGCTCTATGGATAAACGGAACAGAAGCAGTAACTTCTACCTCTACTTTCTCATTCACATCTGACTTAAACGAATTGGCATTTGATCAAGGAAATGGTGCAGTACATTTAGAAGGATTCATAAAACAGGTAGTAGTATTTAAAGAAGTATTATCAGATGCAGAATTGGCTGCACTAACATCATAAAATATGGCATTAAAATATTTATACGTACCGAGTGGATACAAGGCAGGAACTGCATACGGAGTTTTACCGAATGATTCTTCTGCTGATTTTGATAATTTCTCAAGACCTTCAGGAGCTACAAGAGTAGATTCAAATAGGCTTATCGACAGAGGAGAATCTTTGGGGTCTAACATTGAGCCAACTGATTTCTCATCGGGGTGGACAGGTGTTGGTTCAGGTATGACACTTTCAACAGGCTCAGCAGAGTTTGATAATGATGGGTCAGGTGCATATATACAAACATCTTCAAATATAACACTTGGAACATCGTATAGGATTATTTTTGAGGTTACAAGTTTTACTTCCGCAGCAGCAGGGGGTTTATACTATTACTCAGCTAATGGAGGTACAAAACTTAGTGTCGAAGGTGTCGGAACTTATGAATACACTTTTACTTCTAACGAAACAAGAACTTTTGTTTTAAATTCTTACACAGGAACAACTTTAACAGTTGGAAGTGTATCTCTTAGAGAAATTACAACAGAAAACACAAACACACCAAGATTAGACTACACGGATGGGTCGTGTCCTGCTCTACTTTTAGAACCGCAAAGAACGAACCTATGTCTTAATAGCACAAGAGGAGTATACGGAAACTCTCCTGCTTCAACCACCCAAACACTTGCACCTGATGGAACAAATACTGCAACAATCCCAACACCTAATGACACTGCTGATAGGTATGAATACACTATAAGTGCAGGGTCTGCCACAGGAGATACAAAAATTACTTATTCTTGGTACAGAAAAAGATTATCAACCCCTTCCGAAGACCCCAATCAGACAGGAGATTTAAAAGTATCAGGTCTTGTTAATTGCATACAAGATGGAAGTACTATTCAAATAGGTAGTGATATTGGAGGATATGACAGGTTCTCTGCAACATTTGACGTAGTAGATGGGAGTTTAGAAGCTAAAATTAGATTGTACTTTGGAGAAGTTGTAGGTATAGGTAATTCATCTGTCGCTTATTTTGGACACCAAGTTGAAATTGGAGCACACGCAACATCTTACATTCCAACAGATACAGATTCCACTTCAACAAGAAATTTGGATAGAGGTGGTTGGGCAGCTAATTTTGATGGTATGAATAATTCTGAAGGTGTTCTTGAGGCAAGGTTTAAAGCGTTTGATACAGATGTTTCAAATAGAATAACATTAGGAACAAATGTAAATGGAGATGACCACAATAGATTGGCAATAGGATATACTATCAGCGGAGGTGTCATTAAGCCTTTTGTTATAATAGTGTACGATGGAGGGGGAGCGGAAGTAGTCGAATATCAAACAGTAAGTATGCCTTCATCTTTTAACATATTTGAGTATAATACCTATAAATTCAAGTTTAAAGCAGGAAACAACGAACTAAAGATAAACGGAGAGTTGGTTGCTTTGAGTAATACTATGGCAAATCTTGATTTTTCTTTTGGAGGGGTATTAGAAAGCATTTCACTTAACGTATTTGGAAGTAGTACATCTAACAGATTCTACGGAGGTATAAAACATATCAAAGTTTACGATTCAATAACAGATTTTTAATAAATAATTATGGCAATACACATAGGCAAATATGCCTTCAATTCAAAAGAACAAGCACAAGACAAAATCGAGGCTTTAGGAGTAGAACAAGACGAAGAAGGAAACCCATATCCAACACATCATCACACAGTCGTTGAATTAGGATTGGAGATTATTCAAGAGGCAGTTTATGAGGAAGGAGAATTGGTTTCTGAAACTGTATTCGGTACTGACTACCTTGTTGATGTTCTTTGGAGTAACTTAGAAGCAGACGAAGATGGAGAGATTGACCACCCTTACGGATGGAAAACCTATTCTGTTGATATTGATACAGAAGGCATTCACGGATTCTTAGGACTAAGTTACCAAGACTTAAAAATCTAATACAATGACACAGGATTTGAAAGTGTACGCACTAAGCATCGGAACATTTGGAATATCAATGAGTAATTTAGACATCATTTTAAAGATTACTTTGATGGTTGTTACGATTGGGTACACAATTCAAAAGTGGTACATAATGAATAAAAAGAGTAAATGAGATTAACAAAGAACTTTAGACTATCAGAGTTTGACTGCAAGGACGGTACAGAGATGCCATCTGAATTGTTGCCTAACGTCTTAGAGTTGGCAGAAAGTTTGCAAGAACTTAGAGAAATCTTAAACAGTCCTATTAGGATAAATTCAGCGTATAGAAGTCTTGAACACAATTCAAAGATTGGAGGTTCAACAAATAGCCAACACTTATTCGGCAAGGCGGCAGATATAGTTGTAAAAGGCAAGACACCTTCACAAGTTGCTACAATGATAAAACTTCTAATCTTAGAGGGAAAAATGAAACAAGGTGGAATTGGTGTATATGACAATTTCACACACTACGATATTAGAGGACACAAAGCGAGATGGTAGATAAAATAAAAAAAAGCATCCTAAAGAGTTTAGTCAAAGAACGACGTTTGACACCTTTAGAGAGACTTTCTAA